TCACCCCAGCCCCGAACCACGTTCGGGGGTGAACGTGGTTCGGGGCTGGGGTGAACCATGTTCGGGGTGAACGTCGTTCGGGGTGAACCACGTTCGGGGGTCGGTGATGCGGTAGATGGTCGATCTACCCTTCCGGAAGTCCCGTTCGAGGTACCCGTGGGCGATCAATGCCACCAGCTGTTTCTGCACGCCGCGGTCGCTCATCGAGCACCGCTCCATGAGCATGGGAATGGACGGAAAGCACTCGCGCGCTTCGTCGGCGAAGTCGGCCAGCGCCACCAGCACGAACTTCTCGGCGGCGGACAGCTGCGCCTTCCATGCGGCGTTCAGGAGCGTGTTGCTCACCGGGGCTCACCCCTCCCCGGGACTGCACGTTGGCCGCAGCCCTCGGTACCAACCGACTGCCAACCCGTGCTTTCAACCACCTTGCCGCCGCCGAAGATGAGCGAAGCGTGCACGCCGGCAAGGAAGCAATCCTTTGCCTGCTGTGGCGTCATGCCGTGGTCCACGGCATAGTTCCTGATGCTCCTGACCGCGTCGTCGAGCGATAGCTCGCAGGTACCCATTTCAGGACGCCTCCGCCCTGGCCGTGGGCGGTGGCGTGCCGACCAGCTGCAGGATGGCAACGCCGGTGTTGTAGCTAACCGCGTGTTTTCCAGCCTTCACGCGGTTGATCGTGCTCTGGTTGCACCCGACCTCGTTGGCGATCTGGAGCTCAGTCCAGCCGGCTTCCCGGAGGGCCTTCACTGCTACTTGCAATTCGTTGAGCTGGTCCATAGACTGCGAATCTATGCACACTTGCATAACTCGTCAAGCGTTTTTTGCATACCCGCTTCGTGCAAATTTGCATGAACATGGGGGGTATGAGCTATCTGCAATCGAATCTGAGGAACTTCATCGCCGCCAGAAAGACATCGCAGAACGCGGTGGCGCTTGAGGCTGGCATTTCCCAAAGCACGCTTAACAGGATCATGGCCCCCGGCGGCACGCGCTTTGCGCGCGACGACACTGTCGAGGCTCTGGCCGTGTGCCTCCATGTCAGTTCCCACGATTTGAAATACGTCGACCTGTTCGCCGAGGGCGGTGAAGTATTGCCGAGCTCGGCCGATACCGATTCTCAGGCGACCGGTCCTGGCGTTCGAATCCTCGCAGCCACGGAGTTTCCTCGAGGCTCTGCGTCTCGACTTAGCCCCATTGGCATGGCTCAGAACGTCATGGTGTCGCGAGCCTGGCTTTCGCTCCAGACGGACGCGCCAGCGAAGAACGTTCGGTATGCGTTCGCCATCGATGACTCCATGCAGGGAGAGATCGAAAAAGGCGATACGGTTTTCATCGACACGTCGGTGCAGACTGTCGAGACCGAGGGCGTTTATGCCTTCACGTACTTCAATGTGCCTCATATCAAGCACGGCCAGGTGCTTGGTGAGAACAGCCTTAGATTCACGGGGACAAGGCCGTCGTTGAACTCGATTCCGGTTGAGGGGGATCAGCTCAAAGGTCTTGTGATCATAGGGAAAGTTTTCGCCTCGCTGAGCACAAAGCGCTTTTAGCGCGCGCTGCGATGAGCGGAGGGGATTCGGAAGGGCGTATGCGTTTTAAGGAGATTGGCCTGTTTGCCGGGCTCGGTTGTGCATACGGTTTCTTGTTCTGGGGGCTTCGTACTGTCACTCCGCTCGACTTCAATCTAGCCATTGGCCTGCGTTTCGCAGCGCTGATGCTGCTCCCTCGCCGCCTATGGCCTGTGCTTCTGGCCGGTGAATGGGCGGCGATCCTGAAATGGGCGACGGACGACGACTTCTCCAGTCACCTGTCCCGCCTTTGGGTTGTAGTTGGCACGTTCTTCCCGTTCTTCGGCGGCTGGGCGCCGGTGACGTTTCTGCGCCGCAAGATCCCCGACATGGATCTGAGCCGCCCAGGCCATATGGGAGCGTTCCTCGGGGCAGCGTTCGCCGGCGCGCTATGCAGCGCGGCCATCAGCCTAATCTCCGTGCTCGCTATGGGCGTGTCGGAAAAGGAAGTGGGCTATCCCCTTCCCACCCTCTACCTCATGTACCTGACGGGTGCTTTCCTGGGCATCATCACCGTCGCGCCATTCGTGCGCGCCGTGGCGCGCTGGTGGATCGAACGCAGATATATTTCCAGCGCCACGTATGGCTGGCCGTTCGGCGCCGCCGCGATCTATCTGCTCTGTGGCCTTATCGCCCTGCGCCACATCCATGGCGACTGGCTTACCGTGGGTCGCTGCCTCTTGTTCGCGCCCCTCATAGTGATGCCGATCTTGCGTGGCTGGCCCGGAGCCGCCGTCGCCGGCCTAGCCTGCAGTGCCGCCGTCCACCTGACCCAGCGGACCGACCTGGAACATGATCTGCTTGCCATCCAGGACGTCGCCGCCGTGGCCACCGCTGGCGCGCTGATCATTGGCGCGTACATCAGCATCCAGAAGGTTCGCGACGCCATTGCGATCGAGCGAGAGATCAAGCTCAACAAGATGGTGCGCCGCCTCACCTCGTCCGTGGAGAGCCAGTTCCGCTATAGCGCCTCGATCATCGAGGCCATCCGCAACTACATGCACGAGACGGAGATCAAGGTGGCGAACGGTGGCGATCGCGCGGACATGACGGCCGAATACTGGCGCCTGATGTCCTTCATCCGTACCGACCTGCGCCTGCTGCAGGAAGTGTTCCACCCTGACCTATTGGACGTGTACGGCATGGGTCCGGCCATCGCCTCTGGGCCCATCCATAACGCGCTGCTCCACGCTGATGTGGCGTACGACCATCACATCCCGGAGAACACGAGCAAGCTCTCGCGCCAGCTCCAGATGTCCATCTACCGACTGGCGTACGAGAGTGTCTCGTTGATCCTCAATTCCCGCACGCCGGAAAGAATCATGCTCCGCGTGCGCACCGGCAGGTCGCAGAATGGCCGGGCCTATGCCGCCCTGACTGTGCGCTCGTATATCTCGGTGAAGGGAAAGGGGCGCCCTGCCACGCCAATGCAGAGCACGGGCCTCGGTATAGAAGGCATCTGCATGCTTGCCGAGAGCTTCTCAGGTCAAGCCAGGTACAACATCGAGGCCGAGAGGATGACCATGGTGCTGTTCGATGATCCGGCCGTGGACATCGACAACATCCACGGCCGGTCACATGTTTCGGTGCTACTACCGCGCATTCGTGATCAGGACAAATACGCCGTCAACTGCTGAACTTACTGCGCGTTGATCTTGCCGCAGTCGGGAACGCTGGTGCATCCGCTCGCCGCCGACGCAGCCATTGGCGTGGCCGTCAGGCCTTGGGGCGAAGCGGTCACCAGCGTATTCGCATCCGAATAGACCACCGTTCCGGTCGTCGGCGCCGCCGATGCGGCCTGCACCTCTCCGGTGCCAAGCGGCAGCGGGATCACGACGCCGGGCGCCGCAGCCACACCGCCGCGCACCACGCCGTTGAGGTCGTTCACCTGGACGTACTTCAGCCCGTTGAGCGAGAACACGTACACGTGCCAGCTCGGGCTCTGGCTGACGTCCTGCGCGTTCGGCCACGCCTGGCCCATGCCGGTCGCCGGCGCCGCGGTCTGTGCCACTACCGCGCCCGCCGCGGTCATCGCCACGACGGCCATCAGTGCGATGCAAAGCAACTTCTTGAAAACCATATTCCGCTCCTTCTGAAGGGGTACAGCAAAGCCGAATGCCGCGCGGCAACTGGAACACTTTGCGTCGCCAATTTCATGAACGCAAACTGAACACTTAACCCGGCGCAAGCAATTTCATCCGCATTTGCATCATGCATGCTTGCATAGCTGTGCATTTCTATGCATAGTTGCATACACCTGCAAACGGGGGTATGCATGAACGTCGCACTTCTTCGAGCACCAGTCGAGCGTACAAAGCCGGCCACCGGTGTTCTGCGCACGAACACACGCCGCAAGAGCAAAAGCGTCGTGCATCTGGGCCCGAGCCCGACCTTCAAGGCGCTCGTGTTCTGCCTGGGCTGGGCCGGTGCCCTGCTGGTGTGGGTCGGTCGCATGGCGGGGCTGCTATGAACGGGCGCCTCCAGCTTCCAGCCAGCGTCGGCATGCCGCGCCAGCTCATCATCTTCAAGTCCGCGCAGACGTGGACGGTCAGCCTCCACCTGCTTGACTGCCATTTCGCGGCCGTGTTCGCCGCCAGCGAACGCCTTCGCCTCGACTGGAGCAACAGCATGCCTGTGCTGTGGGTCGGCGATACCGCCTTCGACCTGGTCGGCGACGAACCCGAGCAGATCTCGCGCTTCACTGGCATGCCTTTACCCCTCAAGCCGGCGGCGGCGGGGGTACTCCCTCCCTGTCCCGCTCCTGCTGTCGCCGGCCCCTCTTCGGAGGTGCGAGCATGAGCACCATTACAACGATGGAGATGGCGCTCGATCAGATCGACAACGAGCGCGCGGTCCTGGCGAAATCGTTGGAACTGACGGTCATCCATAAGTTAACCCGCATCGAGCAAGTCGCGGTCGTTCTGCGCAAGCACGACGAGATGCGCGATGCAGTCGCCGCGTTGGTCGAAGTCGCCGGACGGACGATCCCGTTCCTGCGCGACGAAGCCGCCAAGTACGAAGACGACGGTTCAAACGAACCGCTGGAGATCGCGCGCGACCTCGAAGCGCTCCTCAAGCACGCAGGGGGTGTCGAGTGAGCAACGAGCTGGCGTACTTCAATGCGCTCAAGCGCATCGCCGCATTTCAGTCCCCGGACAAGCTTCGTCGAAACGCGGAGCGCCAGTATGGGCTCCAAGGCGAGGAAGCCATTGAAATGGCATACGAGAACGTCTTGGCAGCGGCCAAGGCGGCCATTCGCGGAAAGCGCGCGCCGAAGGTTCAAGGCGGTGAAGCATGAGCGGCCTCTGCGACCTGGCCGAACTCGACTGCACCGACGCCGAGAAGATCGCCCTCGCCTTCGACCTGTGCAGCCTCCTTCGCATCGTTCCCCTTTCGCTGGCCGCGGCGGAGCCGTCACCCCCTTGCGGTGATGCCGTGGCCAGCTCCCTTTCCATGGAGCAGATGGCATGAGCGTACCCATGACGGTCGCCGCGACCATTCGCGGCCGTGCAGCTTTCGACGAAGTGCGCGCGCTGTTCGACCAGCTCTATCTGATCGATTCGGATATTGCCCACCTGGACGAAAACCTGGTTCCGGACGACGGCATTACCGAATACCGGCTTACCGAGGCTGAGCTCCGGCACGCCCTCCAAAACCGCCGCGACGCCGTGCTGAACAAGCTCGAAAACAAGGGCATCCGCATTGCGCCGGACCCTGCACCGGTAGCGCCCGCAATGGCTGTCATCGAGACCGGCGTTATGCAGGTGCCAGGAGATGCCGTTCTCTTCCATACCGACATTCCACAAGGGGAAGCCTCCTGATGTTTGGACGTAAGCGCCAGATCGAAGTCATGCGCCAGGCGTTGCTCTACTACGCCAACCGCGACACCTACCGCCGGAAGGGGAAGCACCCCAAGGGTACACCGGTGCGCTACAAGCACGCGCCCATCGTCGACGACCACGGGTCTACGGCACGCCTCGCGCTGCGCCGCGTCGAAAGCATGGCGACGTTCCGCTGGTTCCGGCGCAGGCCTGTCGACCTTGGTTCGCTCACGCTGCCCAAGCCGCTCGCCACCAGCGACGAATCCTGATCCATCCGTTTTGCAGTCGCGCGGCGACGCCGCGTTCCTTTCCTCGTCGGAGTAACCCATGAAACAGGAAAAGCTGTTCGACCTGTTCGGTGAACTCGACGCCGGCGTGTTCCTCAACAAGGTCGCACGCGGCCTCGCTGATGTGGCACTCGGCGCCGTCACCACCAACAAACCGGGCAAGGTCATCTTGACCTTCGACCTGAAGCAGATCGGCACCAGCAACCAGGTGCACATCAAGCACGCCATCAAGATGATCAAGCCGACACCGAACGGCAAGGTCACCGAAGAGAACAGCACCGAGACGCCCGTATATGTCGGCGTCGGCGGCACGCTGAGCGCGCTCCCCGAAAAGCAGGAGCCGCTGTTCAAGGGTTCCGACGCACCGGCGAAGGAATAAGCCGCCATGGAAAACATCGAACTGATCCAGAACACGGCCGTCGAAGCCGCGGGCAAGCGCCTGCTATCGGCAACCAACCTACCGCGCGCGGTCATCGTTGACGGCGACCAGGAAGTGAAGTCGCTGGAGCACCTCCAGCCTGGTCGCCATCGCTTCCGCGGCCAGATGACCACCAACGTGATGGCTGACTTCTGCGCCTACGTGAAGGGGGTCGCCGGCGACAAGGCCGTCCCGGGCTTCGTGAACGTCCAGGGCATGACTGCCAAGGTGTTCTTCAACCTGGGTTCGGAGACAGCGCCGGGCCATGGCGACTGGACGGCAACGCTCGGGCTGCAGCCCACCGCCGCCTACAAGGCACTTCAGGAAGCGGCGGGCCGCCGCTTCGACCAGGCTGGTCTCATCGACTGGATCGAGGACTGGAACGATGTGCTGGTCGCCGACTTCACCGAAGGCAATGCGTCCCTGACCCGCGCGATCGCCGCTGTGCGCAAGCTGAAGATCAGCACGAAGAGCGAAGCCACGCACACCACACAGGACTTCAGCGCCAGCCGCAGCGCGCTGGAAGAGGTCGAGGCCTCGGGTGCCGATGTGCTGCCGGTCGGGTTCCGGCTGGCGACCGAGCCGTATGACGGGCTGACCTCGCGCAGCTTCTCGCTGAAGCTGTCCGTGCTCACGGGCGGCGACAAGCCGGCCCTCACCCTGCGCTGGCTCCGGAAGGAGCAGCAGCTCGAACAGATCGCGCGCGAGTTCAAGAGCGTGCTGGTGGAGCAGCTGGGACCGTCGGCCACGCTGGCCATCGGCGCCTTCGAACTCGGCAAGTAACGAATCGCCCACGCTGGGCAGCCGACGCCGGCGGGATATCCGGCCAGCCACACACCGAGGAGAGACGGTCGCTCTGCGCCAAAGCAAAACCGGCAACTTGATCCGGGGAGCGGAGGAGAACGTATCGACGCGGGACACGTAACCCGCACCTTTCAACCAACCGGAGCATCCACATGGATCGCGAGTTCAAGTTCAACCTCGACCAGCGCGTCACGATCACCGAGAGCGGCGAAAGCGGAGACGTGATCGGCCGCGCCGAGTACAGCAAGTCCGAGAACCACTACTTCATCCGCTACAAGGCCGGCGACGGCCGTGCCACGCAGGACTGGTGGGGTGAATCGGCCCTGCACGCTGCGTAAGCCTCCCCGCCCTGTGGAGTAGCACAGGGCACAAAGAAGCCCGCTGCAGAGCCTGCCGGTGTAGGCGCCAAGGTTCATTGGCCTTGGAAAACGTGCGGTTCGAATCCCTCCAGCGGGCTTCTTTGTACGAATGAGCCGGCAACGCCGGCAAAGGAACAAGGCCAGGCCATGGGACTGCTCACCTCACTCAACCGCCAGCAGCGCCGCGCAGCGATCAAGCAGCTGCAGGCGGACAATGCGAAGCAGCCAGTGACCATGACCGCCATCGACCTGGCGAACTGGCCGAAAAAGCTACCGCCTGGGCTCGAATATGCGTGGCGCTCGCGCACGTTCTTGGCGCAGCTCTATCGCGAGCCGAACGGCCTACGACTCAGCGTCAACCGCTCCACCACCATGGGCGATCGCTGGGACGAGAACATCACCTGGGACGAACTCATGCGCGTGAAGGCTGAGTGCGGTTTCGGCGGCTACTGGGCCGTCGAGGTCTTCCCGCCGGAACAGCACGTCGTCAACGTCGCCAACATGCGCCACCTGTGGCTTCTGGACGCGGCGCCGGACTTCGCCTGGAAGCGCGTCGCATGACCGACATCCTCTACCTCTGCCAGCGAGCACGCGCCAGCACCCGTTGCGGTGCCGCGATCGATGGAGCCCTGCGCCATGCGCGCCAGGCGCAGCTGGAGGCCAAAGCGGCAGGCCTGCGCCCTAAGGACGCCTCTTCCATCGATCGCGCCATCCGCGAGCTGGAAGACGCCCTCACCGGTACCGAGAACCACCGACAGCGCCTTCTCAGGAAGGCTGACAGAAAGGACAAGGGGGAGTGATGGGAAGGCTTGCTCTATCGATGATTCCAACTGCCTACCGACTCAACGGCTTGGCTACGGCTTCCACCGACGAGGCGCTCCGAATCGTTGCAAAGCACCTCGATCTGCCGATGGAGGATTCCGAGACCGTGGACTTCCTGCGCCACGCCTTCGCGTCGGCCGAAACCGAGATCCGGCTTGAAGAGGCCAAGCAACGTGTGGCGCGACTGAAGGAGAGCAGCAATGACTGACCAGCGAATCCGCTGCGTGAGGATCGAAACCGACGGCACCTACATCGTTGGGCCGCTCGCCGAACTTCATACCCTGCTCGACAGCGTGCTTCCCCATGAGGACGACATCGAGGACAGCGAGACCGTCACTCTCACCTTTCCGCTCATGACGCTCGCCGAACTGGACGCCCTGCCGGAGTTCGAGGGATGAACGACCAGCTGAAGGCCTGCCCGTTCTGCGGTGGCCAAGCCAACATCATCGAAGCCGAAGACGTCGACGGTCGTTTCGCGGCCGTCGGCTGCTCGAAGTGCGGATGCGGCTCTCGGCAGCATTACTTCCTCGGCGATGACGCTCGCCAGCAGGTTACATCCGCCTGGAACACTCGCGCGCAGGCCGAGGACGGAGCTGCGGTTCGGCTGCCTGTTCCCTTCTCTATCGACACGCGCCACAAGAACGAAGGGTTCGTGACGCTCGGATTCAGTGACAGGGAAACGCGCGACCGCTTCATCAAGGCGATCCAGTCGCATCATACGCCCCTCTACACCCACCCGCCCCGCGCCCAAGAGGCTGGGGAGGATGCGAGGGATGCGGCTCGCTACAACTACCTGCTCGACTGCGAAGTCATCGCCGCACGCGAATACCTCCCCAACCTGGATGCCGATGCGTTCAAGGCATCGCGCCGTGCAAAGCATGACAGCGCGATAGCCGCCCTATCCGCCCAGCGCGGGGAGGCTGAGTCATGAGCATGTTTGATCGACCTGGCGCTATGGCCGCAGCCAAAGAATGGAACGCCGCGCGCGAGGCAGAGTCGGCTGCACAGCTTGAATACGATGCGGCACGGGAAAAGCACTGGGCTGCTCTCGTGCGCATGGCCAACGCGCATAAAAGCGCTGTCGAGACCGTCGGCCCAGAGTACGCAGACGTCTTTCTCTGGATCGATGAGCTGCACGGCAAGCGCGATCAGATTCTCGCCTCAACCGCCATCGCCAAATCCACGGAGGCCGCCAATGGGTGAGCCGATCACCTACGGGTCAGTGTGCAGCGGCATCGAGGCCGTGACGGTGGCCATGGAGCCCGAGGGCTGGCGCGCGGACTGGTTCGCTGAGATTGAGCCATTCCCGTGCAGCGTGCTCGCTCACCACTACCCTGCTGTTCCGAACCTTGGTGACATGACCACCATCGCCTTGCGCGTGCTCAAGGGCGACGTCCGTGCCCCCGACGTGCTGGTCGGCGGTACGCCCTGCCAGGCGTTCAGCGTGGCCGGCACCCGCAACTCCCTGGCCGACGAGCGCGGCAACCTGACACTGCGATACGTGGAGCTGGCGAATGCAATTGACGATGTTCGAACCGCTGCAGGAAATCCTGCAGCCGTCATCTGGTGGGAAAACGTCCCCGGAGTCCTCAGCACGAAAGACAATGCCTTCGGGTGCTTTCTGGCTGGGCTTGCCGGCTCCGATGGTGCTCTGGAACCACCAGTCGAACGGCCGGCCGTCGGCAAGTCCAGTCGATACTGGAAGTGGGACAAGGAGCGGAAGGAACACGTCCCGGCGTGGGCAAACGTTGGTGCTGTTTATGGACCCCGCCGCGCAATCGCTTGGCGGACCTTGGACGCCCAATATTTCGGACTGGCCCAACGACGCCGCCGTGTGTTCGTTGTCGCAAGTGCTCGAGACGGGTTCGATCCCGCAACGGTACTTCTTGAGTGGGACCGCATGCGCCGGGATTCTGCGCCGCGCCGCCAAGAGGGGCAAGGCACTGCCGCCAGCCTTACAGCAAGCGCTGGTCACCATGGCCACAGCAGTCCCAGGGGCGACGGAAGCGACAACCTGATTGCTGGGACGCTTGCCGGTGGTGGCCGGGCGAACGGTGGCTACAGCTATGACGATGTCCCTCTGGTGAGCGGCACGCTGCAGGCGAGCGGAAAGGCAGCGGGTAGTGCAACCCAACAGGATGCAGAAGCCGGCATGCTGGTGGCTTTCTCGTGCAAAGACTATGGCGCCGACGCCGGCAATCTGGCCCCAACGCTTCGCGCCATGGGTCATCAAGGTAGCCATCCGAACGCCGGAGGCCAGATTGCCGTCGCATTCCAAAGTAGCCAATCGGGAATGCGTGTTCAGGACACCCACGCAACGCTCGATGCCAATAACGGGTCGAGGCGCCATAACGGCATAGCCGATAGTTCGGGCGTGCGCCGCCTCACTCCGCGCGAGTGCGAACGCCTGCAGGGCTTCCCTGACGACTACACCCTGATCGAGGTGCGCGGTAAGCCCGCCGCTGACGGACCGCGCTACAAGGCCCTCGGCAACAGCATGGCCACCAACGTCATTCGATGGATAGGGCTGCGTATCACCGCTGCCCTAACCCTGAACAGCGTCATGGAGGCGGCGTGATGTCAGCCTTGCATGGCCAGAGCTTGGCGCCGTCCATCGAGCTTGGCTGCCTTGTCGGCTTGATGCTCATCGGGAAAGTTCGCCGTGATTCCCTCGAGCAGAGGCCTTATCTCGGCGTTCTTTTCCAAGTCCGGGCGCACATCGTAGATGAACCATCGCCCGTACCACTCTTCGCTCTCTCGGGACACGGGAAGCGTGACTGTAGATACCCACAAATGACCAACCGGCATGGGGAACGACATGCGTGACACTCCCATCCTGATGAATGGCCCCATGTTCGGCCTGGGCGCCGCGGTGCGCAAGCTACAGGGAACGCGCCACCAGGCTTGCCACCGTGCGCGCCATGCCAATGGCCAGGTCTTCGGTCTTCTGCAGGTCGGTGTCGCCGTATCGCAGCGGCATCGAGCCAAGGTCCAGCGGCGCCTGGTAGATGGCCCAGGTCCCGACCCAGCCGTCCACCTTCGGCAGTTCCACCTTCGCAGCGGTCAGGCGCACAACAAACCTTCCAAGTTGAAACTCACGACGAGTGGGGACAGCCATGCGTGAACGACCCATCATCTTCAGTGGCCCCATGGTCCGCGCTGTGCTCGAAGGGCGCAAGACGGTGACGCGGCGGATCGTGAAGCACATCCCATGGCTTCCCGGCAGAAATCCTCACTTCAGCCAAGCCATGCCGTTTGTAAACGCGGGTGAATGGCGCATTGCCGGAAGCGAGGAAATGACCCATGGATTTCGCTGCCCCTATGGACAGCCAGGCGACCGGCTGTGGGTGCGCGAGACCTTCAAGCCGATCGCCAGCGGCGAAGTGAAGAACGGTTACGGCGAGGTCCGGTACGGCTATGCCTACCAGGCTGATAGCTCCAGGCGATGGAATGCGCGACCGACCACCATCCATGACCTTACTGGACAGCCATCAAAAGGCCCCATGCAATTCCAGCAGCGGCCATGGCGGTCGCCTGCGACGATGCCTCATCGCGCCAGCCGCATCACCCTGGAGGTGACCGGCGTGCGCGTGGAGAGACTGCAGGCCATCGACCGCGCAGGCGCTCTTGCAGAAGGCATCGTGGACATGAGCACGCCATCGCACACGGCTTTCGGCGTGCCAGGCGCCTCGCTCGCGCAGCACCCCGTTCGGGCCTTCCAGCTCTTGTGGGATTCGATCAACGGCGCCGGCAGCTGGGACGCCAACCCGTGGGTCTGGGCCATCGAGTTCCGACGCATTGAGCAGGAGAGGAAGGCAGCATGACGCTCCGCCACGTCACTATCAGCAAGTTTTCCAAGGAATCGGGCTATACCGAGAACGCCATCCGCATGAAGATCAAGAACGGTGTATGGTTGGAAGGTATCGTCTGGATTAAGTCGCCGGATGGGCGCGTGCTCATCGACATCGAGGGATACGAGAAATGGGTCGCCGGTCAGCAGGTGTCCGCGCTGCAACGCAGCGCAGCATAGAAATCGACTTCTACTACAAGGGGGCCCGCTGTCGCGAGCGCCTGAAGCTCCCGCCCACGGGTGCGAACCTCAAGTTCGCAGCCAACCTGAAAGCCCAGGTCGAAGCGGAGATCGCACGAGGGTCCTTCGACTATGCCAAGTTCTTCCCGGACAGCAAACGCGCCGTCACGCTCAGCCGACTGCCTGGCGCGGCCCTGACCATCGAGAAGGCGCTGGAATCTTGGCTGGCCGGCATGAAGAGCCAGATTGAGCACACCACATACCGGGACTACGACCTCGCCATCCAACGGGTATGGGTGCCCGCCTTCGGTGCCAAGCGCCTCACCGAGCTGACGCGCGGCGACCTCAAAGAGTGGGTGTCGGCGCAGACCTGCGGACTGAAGAGGATCCGCAATCTGCTTCTCCCCATGCGCGGCCTGTTCGCCCAAGCCATGGAGGACGAGCAGATCACCGCCAATCCCTTCATCGGATGGACGCCGCGCAAGATCGAGCCTCCGAAGGAATCCGACGACGTCGATCCCTTCACGCCCGCTGAGGTTGCGGCCATCCTCGATGCGAGCGAAGGCCAGATCCGCAACCTATTCCAGTTCGGATTCTGGACCGGACTGCGCACGAGCGAACTGATCGCCCTTCGTTGGGAGGACGTCGACCTGGTGCACGGCACCATCAGCGTGCGGAGAGCCAAGGTCCGCAAGAAGGTTAAAGCGCCGAAGACAAAGGCGGGTCGCCGCACCATGACGCTCCTGGAGCCGGCCCTTCAGGCTTTGCGCGACCAGCGCCAGCACACCCAGACCGCCGGCGAAGAGGTCTTTACAAATCCACGCACTGGCGAGCCATGGCTCCACGATGGGCCGATACGAAAGACCGCCTGGCACCCAGCGCTGCGGCGCGCAGGCGTGCGCTACCGCTACCCCTACCAGATGCGCCACACGTTCGCCTCGACGCTCCTCAGCGCAGGAGAGAACCCAGTATGGGTCGCCTCGCTGATGGGCCATAAGGACTGGACCATGATTGTTCGAACGTATGGTCGCTGGATACCATCGGTGGCGCCGGATGCCGGGCAGAAGGTCGCATCCCTTTGGGCGTCCGCATCGGATACTCCGTCAACCACCCTAACAAGGAAGAAAGCATGAGCCTCAGCACCCTCAGCCACGACCAAATGGCAGCAATTCTGTTCCGAGGCGGAAGCCTCAAAATCGACGGACGACAGCTGCGAATGACTTCGCTCCATTCTTTGGCCGCCACTGCGAAGAACGGCGGGGCGCGACTCACCATCACGGGTATGGGCGCGGCCAGTGCGAGCGATCTGGAGGACCTTGCCGCCGCTGGCAGCGGTGCGGTTGCTTTCGAGGACTGAAACGGTCAGTTTCTGGTCAGCGCACCAGCGCTAGCCCTTGGTATGTCCCAAAGAGCGCGGGTTCGACTCCCGCCACCTCCACCAACTCAACGTCCACGGACGTTCCAAGAAGGCCGGAATCCCAAGCAACACCAAGGGTTCCGGCCTTTTTCTTTGTCCGCAACCGTCCCAAGAGATTCCTTGAAAGCCGGGGGCAACTGGGGGCAAGATCGGGGGCAACAACCTACCCTCCCTCCTTGCCAATCCAATTTCTAGACCGTAACGGGCAGCCTCTGCATCGTCGAACCTCGAAGTTGAATCCCATGAGAGCCAAAGACAGTTCGACAAACCAGGGGCTCTAGACGCTGGACAGCACACCCAAGGATGGTGCCGAGAAACTCGGCTTGAAAGAACCCACCTCTTATAAGCCAGCCCTCGCCTTCTCCGAAATATTTCTCGAAATGTATACGTTGCGGTAGGGTTCGGAACATCTATCAAAACTCCTATCAGAATGATAATATCAAATCATCTAGGAGATTTGATAATGAGCGAGATCGTGGGGTACGCCCGAGTCAGCAGCGTCGGCCAATCTCTGGATGTCCAGTTGGACAAGCTGAAGGGAGTCGGCTGCACCCGTATCTATTCTGAAAAGCGATCTGGTAAGCAAGCCGATAACCGCCCTGAGCTTCAGGCATGCCTCCAGTTCCTTCGGGATGGCGATACCTTGGTCATATCCCGGCTGGACCGTATGGCTCGCTCCGTACTGGACTTGGCCAAAATTGCTGAACTGCTAAGGAGAAAGGGCGTCGTCTTGAGGGTGCTTGATCAATCGATCGACACCAGCACCCCTGAGGGGAAACTCATGTTTTCTCTGCTCGCCAGTTTTGCTGAATTCGAGAACGACATTCGAGCGGAGAGGCAGGCGGATGGAATCGCCAAAGCCAAGCAGAAAGGCGTGGCCTTTGGGCGGAAACGTGCGCTGACCGAGGATCAGTGCGTGCGCATTCGTACCCTACGACAAGAGGAAAAGTTCTCAGTAGCGCAGTTGGCCGAACGCTTCAATGTTGGCGTTGCCACGGTCTACCGTGTTCTACGAGAGCCAGCCTGA